ATCAGATAATTTAAAAGTATGTTTAGTCATTCTTTATTTTCTCCATGTTCACATTTATATCTGTGAAAGACATGCCGTTCACATCATCTTGAATATTACGATTTGTACGCCACATGGCTTGCTTTATTGATTTCTTTAAAGCTGTCGTTGCTGAAGAGTCGGGTAATGAAGCTTCGATTAGATTCATCACTTCTCCGACCATCCTTTTTGTCTGGATGTCCAGACTCTGCAACACACCATTTTCATATACAACTCTCATTGTTCACCATTACATTACATCACATTCATTTAATTTAATAATGGGTGGGTAGATATAAAACCTACCCACTCCAATTATTTATTTGACTTATGCGTTTAAGTCTAGTATTTTAGCCTGTACGTCAAAACGATAGCACCTGAACTCTGCCATTGTGTATAGCAAACCTCGGACTACCAACGCATCGGCTGCAAAGTAATCACGGTTCTCAATATACTGAGTAGGTTGAGCTACCGCAATTTCTAAGTAGTCAGTATCCAAAACATAGACATTAGAGCCTAGTTTTGCACCACCAGCTGCTTTTTCAGACTTAGTAGTGTCTGCGTCTGGCAGTATTGGGATACCTTGGTATGTAGCAAGAACTAGTCCAGTTCGAGTTCCGGGGAAGGTCTTTTCAGAACCTACTCCAACTTGGTACTCTTCCTGTCCCATATATCTTTGCTGTGAATTCAAAAGTCTTTCTAGTTTAAAGTATTGGTCGTGACCCATAATAATTATTTTTGGCTCTCCACCATTAGTTCTGATTGATTGTATACAATCATCTAATAAGTTTAGAGAGAGGTCTCTTCCTGATCCACTGTTACCTTTTACGGCTGCAGCAGCAGAAAAACCAGAAGTTCTTTGTTCTGAACCTGATGTGGATACAGTTAAGTCATAAGCCGAATTCATAACTTGTACTCCAGCATTTCCTTGTGATGCACTGTTATTAACTGTAACAATGTCATCAATAGAAGTTAGTCCAGCCCTTCCAGTAACTGAAAGGTTATCTGCGACAGTAGAAACTCCTGAAGCAGGAGTACCTGACAATGTGCCAAGTGTTATGTCTGTTCCAGAAATCGCTGAAATCGCTACGTTATTAGCTGTAGCAGCTCCTGTTTGTACTAACATTATAGTGTCACCAATCCTTAGATTAGCTCCATCTGTTACGTTAGCATCAGTTGCTCCTGAACCAACGGCAATGTTTGCTACCGAACCCGGTAGTAATAGCTCTTGGTTCATTTCCTTGATGTGATCAAGTTGTGCATTCTCATTTTCTAATGCTAGAACGTCACCTACACCACCTTCTAATTGGGCAGTGTACATGGCTTTAACGGAAGCACCGAATGTGGTCGAAACTATTTTAGGTAAGCTAGAGATTGTCTCGATGTTTGAAACATCAATGTCTGGAAGTGTTCCAGTCTCTGTAATAGGTCGAGACCTTTGTGTCCCTCTATCTGTTCTTACCCTCCAACCAACGGTGTTACCGAAAACGGTTCTTGGAATCGCATTAAAAAATCGAGTTTGGTTGTTTAATGACTGCCATACTTTTCTACCGAAAGTAGATGTAAACACATTATCCGCTGATGTGGTCGTATAGATCGCATCTGCAGTTCCTGTGTTAGCAGCATTAAACGCTTTAGAAAGGTACTCTGGTCCAAAGACAGACTGATTTAGTCCTCTATTAGACTGAGCAATATATTCTGCTAATGAAGGCATAATATTTTCTCCTCGATTATTTCGTTTAGTTTAGTAATTTGTTATTTAAGTAAGTCTTGCAATTTCGTCTGGAAGTCCTTCAAGTTGACCTTGCTTGTGGAACGCCTGCATTCTGCGTAGTTCCTTGTAAGACAAGTTTGAAAGCTGGTCCACTACATCATTTATGTTAGCGGCTTCGGCTTTCTTTAAAGGAATTTCATCTGCTCCAAAAGCTGAGTCTTTTCTTACGATTTTAGGTCTCTGTAATCCATTCTCTTCCTTAAATCCCATCTTTCGTAATCTATCTTCAGATTCGTTTTTCACAGCTTTTTTAATATCTAATCCTGCAATTTGCTTCTGCAAATTAGAAAGTTGTTTTTGTAGTTTTTCTACTTCCTCATCTTCTCCATTTTCTTCTTCTTCATCATCATTTTCCGCATTCTGAATTCTTTTGCCCATATAAGCTTTTTCTTCATCTAGCTCTTCAGCAGGGAATCTATCTTCCTCGCCATTTAGTTCTTCTTCTTCTTCATCTTCATTACTCTCCGCTTGGATAGAAGCCTGTTGTTCCTCTATCTTTGTTCGTGGAGTAACTGATTCAGAAGAATCATCTGCATCACCAATGTAATTTGGAGTTGCTTTAGCACTCTTTGTAGGATCAGGTTTTCCAACCTTTTCCTCTTTAGTACCATCAACATCCATACCTTGATCTGCAAGTTCTACTAAAACTGCTTTAGCAATGTTCTTTACTAATGCTGTTTGTTCGTAGTAAGCTCGATCTTCTTCAGCTTTTTGTATAGCATAATTATCATCAGCTTCCATTCTATAATCCATCTTTTGTAGCACTTCTGCGAGAGCAGCCAATCCAAGGGATGTGCCTTCCATGTGCTTCTCAATCCTATCTAGAATTTCTCCTTCAGCCATGTTAATAGCCTCCTATATGTAATTAATTTATGTTTCTATAAATTTATTGTAAATTTTGCATCGACCAAAAGGTTGGTCTTAGCCACCCCCGACCTTTTTACAACGTAATAAAACACATATAAATTTATGTTCATTTATATTATACTAATTTATATGGAAATATAAAAATTATATATACAATTATTCATTGAAATCTATATCGATTTCGTCATTCTGCAAACGTAACATCTCATTTCTAAAATCATATAGGGGCACTTGTAGTAATTTCTTGAGTTTTTCGCATTGATTGCCTTCAGGAATTGATGCTTCAACTAAATCTAATACTTTGCCTACCATTCGTGAATGTCTAGCAATTACCCATTCTTGTTCATTTGTAACTTTTTCTAAATCTACCATTTTCTTTTCCTCTTTATATATTTATATAATAGCCAGAACTACCTTGATTAGCTTGTATAACAGTCATGTTATAATCCCCACTAAAAACATCAGTAATAGCGTTCTTTATAAAAAATTTACCATCTACATTATAACCTTTTACTGCATGAGTTCTACCAGTTCTGTTTCTTCTAACATAGGAATTAACAAAACCCCCTTCCTCAACTATTTGAGTATATGGGGCTGCATCATTTATATTATATGAAATAGTATAATCCCCAACAGGGGGATTAGATTGGGAAATTCCACCCGAACCACGTAAAGTTCCAGTAATCACAGGACAATTTTCTTGAGATTTATTAAAAACCTCATTAACAGTAGCTTGAATTGAATTCAAAATTGCTTGTTTAAAATAATACCATGTAAGTTCACTAGCCATACTATATTATACTAATTTAAAGGTAATTAACTAAAAGTTTTAGACCAAATGTCAGGTAATATATCGTTAAATTGTTTCTTAGAATTATCATATCTATTTAAATAGATTACTTCTTTACCAATTTCCCCGTATTTTGGATGGTAATACAACACTAATTGTCTTGGTTTGTTGATAGCTTGTACTCGTTGCATAGCAAACTCATCTCCACCTTTCATACAACCACATATATGTACTGCTCCCGTTCCAATATCTATTTCATCTATTCTATGGAAATGACCGATCAACGCAGATTCAAATCTTTCAGGTATACCCTCATTAATAGTATTATCTTTTAGTTGTATAACTTCATCTTTCAATCCTTTTTGGAATGCCATAACATTTCTCATGTTACTAAGTCCTCTATTGATTGCAGTACCACTTCCACCACCACTAATGAAATCTCCATGTGCTAATAATATATCTCTATTACATACATTGACTGTAGTCATAAATGATTTAGGTATGTGGAACTCAATGTTTTTCTGATCAGCACAGAATACTGATATCCATTGATACAACATATAATCCCAATCCATATACTTATTTTTCATAGGTGGCTTCCTAGTCATACGACCATGATTACCTACTACACAAGGTACACGCACTTTATTAAAATGTGGGGCAATTAACATTAATGCTTGAGCAATAAGATTAGCTCCTCGTATCATCTGTCCCATACAATGATCATTGTTAGTTCTTGCTAACTCTTCATGTATATCTCCACTAATCATATCTCCTAACATAGGAACTACAAGCTCACCAACCTCTGCGGAATTACGTCTAAGTTCTGCTAGGGTAATTACTTGGTTCGCCCATCCATGTAATCTTTTATTAAATATATCAATGTTGTACTCATTCAATCCTAACATCTCATCTGATTCTACATTATCCCCAACGTGAGTATCTGTAAGTGGGGCGATCATAGATTGCACACTATTACCTTTTACTTTACCTGATGGTTTTCTTGGTTTGTATTTACGAACTTCTTTATATGAAGGTGTGAATTTTTTGATTGAATCTATAAGTAGATCTCTTTTAGCTTCTTTCTTAACTGCTGCTTCTGCAACTTTTTTCCAATACCTTGCCTCACCCTTATACGTTTCTATTTTCTTAGTGAGTTTAACATGAGCTTTCGGGGAGAAATCAACATTCATATCATCCATATCAGATTCTACTATTTCATCATCTGTAGAAATTTCTCTATCAAACCACTTCTGAAATGTTGTTCTATGGATATTAACTCCATATTTTTTATTAACCCATCTTGATATACTACTCCAAGTAGCACCTGCGAATTTTCTTTTTATTATCTCTTCTTTCGCATTTTCTGGTATAACCATTACAATCTCTCCTAATCTTTAAACTATTACTTTATACACTATATCACATTTATCTAAAATATGTTTAGAGTTTATCTTTTTAATCCTCTGGGTCAGGTTTTCTTTTGTTGGGAGGATTATAATAATCATTTGCATACCTAGGATTTCTTCCCGGTCCTTGTAAAATATTCTTTTTTAAAACCCTTTTAACTTTTTCCCCTTGTGGGGGGTTTTCTCTTAATCCTTCTTTAGATTTATATTCATTTAAGAAAGGCATGTTAGTTAATTTATTTTCTTTCTTTTCTCTAGTCCAATCAGTTTCCATTTTTTCTACATCATCTACAAATGTAATTCCATATTTCTCTGGATTGGCACGTAAATCTTCATGAAATTTGGTAGCAATTTCATCTTGTTCATCAGCCCAAGCTGCCCCCGGTCTCTGTTCAGTATCTTGTTCATTACCCTGTTTTTTTAAATCAATGGATACTTGTTTTACAAGGTTGATAATAAAATCAGAAAGTGCATTTGTTTTACTTATATATTTAGGAGGGGGCATCCCTTTTTCAGTTATGTTTTCTAACCAATTGCTTAATTTTAAAGGTCCGCTATCTGTCTTATCTGTTTTTTTATTTGAGTTATTTTTCCTCTTAGATTTTGTACCACTATAAGTGTTAGTGAATACTCCGGGATCAGACGCTACTGCTACAGTACCACCAAATTCTTTATATAATTTTTCAACTTTGGAATCTTCAGATTTATCACTAGCAGCTAATGCATGACCATGAGCAGCTTGCATGTGGGATAAAGCAGACTTATATTTATTTACATCAAAAGCCTTTTTACTTTCATCCTCATGATGCTTTACAGCCCTTCTATGATATTTTTCTCCTGTATTTTTAGGGTGATGTATTGCTTTTACACCATTATCATAATAATAAACAGTGGAACCATCTGGTCTTTGTTCTCTATGTTTATATGAATGATCTTCATATTCACCGGGTTCATTGGGGGATTTAGAAGAGGCTGATTTAGGTAGAGATTTATACTTAGAATGTTTTTGTTTAAACTTCATGTTATCTACCATTAGTCATCTTCCTCATCATCTATTAAATTTTTCAGTTCTTCAGGAGTATATCTAGATACATCCTCAGCTTTAGCCTTTGATGTGCCATCACCTGTTTCTGATGTATAAGCCTCACCGAGTGGTTTCTTTCCTCCTACATCAGAAAATACTGGGTTACCAAAGTATGCCTTTTGAATTTTATCTACACCCGTTCCTGTAAGATTGCCTACATATTCTTCTCCATTATTAGCAAACCATACTTGCTGACCATTTGGAGATACCTCTTTAATAATGGGATAAGCATAACCTTGATCAGCTAAACTATCTATCCATGTAGATGTTTTAGTTAATCCAAAAGCTCTATCTTCTGCTTTCCTTTCCCTAGTCTCCATATAATCTTCTATATCACGTTCTTCTAGAGGTGTTTTATCATTATGGTCTGGTGTTATACCACCCATTCTACCTTGGAATTTTCGTTGGGATGTTGGAATAGTTTTTTCTATATTCTGTTTCCCTCTAGGAACAGCTGTATTTAAATTAGCTATACGTTCTGGAACGTCTGTAACAGCTTTTTCCATACTTCCTTCTATAGGTATTTCACCTTCTTCTTCACCTCCACCTTCTGCTGCTTCTTCACCTCCACCTTCTGCTGCTTCTTCACCTTCTTCTCCACCCCCTTCTGCTTGTTGTTTCATCATAGCTTCCTGCATCGCAGCTTGTTGTTCTGCTTGTTCTAATGCAAGTGCTTGTTGTTCACCTTGAAGTTTAGCAGTCGGTACTGGTTCACCACCTACTAAGAAATCTATATCAGATATAGAAACATCATTATCTTTAAGTTTAACATCAAATCCCATGTTTAATAATTGCTGTGCAATTGCTGATTTTTGTTGTGATTGAGCAATACGAGTAGCTTCAGCTTTCTCTTCAGGATTAGGTAAGACTAATGTGTAATCTGTAATACCAAAATTATTTAAAATTGAAGGAAAAACTTTTTCCATTATCTGTCGTTGATCTCTTTCTACCACACGACTCATTACAGTTAATTGAGAAGTCTGTTGTGTTAAACCACCAAAAGAATCTGGGGCTCCCTGCCATACTGGAGATACTCCATATACTGCAGAAACTCTTTCTCTAATCTCTGCCCTAACTGGTAAATAATCCATTTCTTGAAGAGTGTGGAATAATCTTACCATATCAACTCTACCTCTATTAGTTCTAGATGAAACAGCAATCATAGGAATATAGTTAGGATCCTGTCTTGTTCTAGCCGCAAGTGCTTCTCTTTCACGTTTCAAACTTTCTGGATCATCAGTAGTTACCATAACCATAGATGCCGGTACTTTTCTTTCAAAGAAGTATCTATATAAGTTTCTATCCATACCTATAAGGGTCAATGCCTTTTCAAATATAGTTAATATAGGAGACCACCCATAAGTTTCGGTTGGGTTAAATTTTGATAGATGAACAATTTCACTATCTAAAAAGTAATGTACTTCTGTTCTATATAAATATCTGTACATTGCTGGTTGCTTTTCTTGGTCACACTTCTCTTCATCACATTCGGCTGGAACCTGTGTAATTTTTTCTCTATGTATTGGACAGAAAAAATGTGAGTTTTTAGGAAGTCCTGTTTCATCTAAGTCAAATTCTATTAAAGCAGGATTTATTCTCCTTATTTCAGTAACTCTAGATCTTAATTTTTTATCTCCAGCATCATAATATTCTTTTGCAAAGTATATAAATGCATCATCTACAGTATTTAAATCCCAATGGAATTGACGTAACACTTCTTCCAAACCTTGATCGAAAAGGTTACAATCATCCATAAATTTTTTAAGTCTATTTAATTGTTTAGGGTCTGGATTTTCTTTTATAGGTTCAAATTTAATGCCTCTCCTAAATACTTCACCAGTAATATGTAATATTGGAGCTCTTAATTCTTCTACAGTATATGCAATGGTCTGTAAATCTTGAATTAATTGTTTTCTATATGCAAGTTGATTCCTAACATAAGTATTAACAATATAATCAACACCAAATGTTGGACCACTACCTGTATCACCCGCAGATTTATTTAATAATAAATCATTAAAAATATCTATTTGCGAACCTAACTTCCCCATTTGGGCTGCCATCTTTGGGACTTCTGGAAGATAATCTGCTAATTTCATCTTATTCTTTAGTAACCTCTTTTAAATCATCTATAGCTGCTAATTTAACAATTGCATTTATAGCTTTTTCTTTTAACCCTACATTTTCTACTATATTATTTATAGGGGTATTTGGGACTTCTATTTTTAATTTTTCATTTTCTTCTTTAAGGTCTTCTATTTGATCTGCTAAAGCTTCATTTTCCATCATAGCAGCATTTTGCAACACTCCTAATCTAGTAGCTTCTCTAACTAAAGCTAAAAAAGCTCCCTCAGATAATACAGTTACTGCTTGACTGTCATCAGAAATTTCAGCTTCTGGATCTAACTTAGTTAAATCGTCATGCCAAGTATCTAATATTCTCCAAGTTCCAGTATTGTCTTTAGTAGCGACATACTGTTGCTGTCTATCTCTTAACATATTTCCTATGGTCATTTCTTTTCTCCTACTATTATTATACTACTTTTTTATAAAAATGAAGATTATGCTATATGACATGCACTCCATCCACAAGTTTTACAGGATTTACAACCTGATTCCATAACTATTATAGCATCGTTACAACATTTTTGTTCATCATTAGTTTCAATATTAAATGCTAATTGACCATCTAATGAATCATTAACGTCATGAGATTCTGTTTTATGGGCATTTACTAAAACTTCTTTCTCTCTACTTCCTGCTCTATAGACAGTAATTCCTTTACAACCTAATTTCCAAGCACCAATATATGCTGAATACACATCTTCTATTGATGCCTCATTTGAAAAGTTTATTGTCTTAGAAATTCCTGAATCACAATATTCCTGAAAAGCTGCTTGCATTCCAACATGAGATTCAGGAGATATTTCAGGAGAAGTTATATATACTTCTTTAATCCATTGTGGAACTTCTGGTCTATTAGATAATAAACCCCCATTTGAAAGATGTTCCATTAAATCTTCTGAGTAAAAACCATGTTCTTTTGCATCTTTTTCAAAATACTTATTTACATAAAAAAGAGTTTGCCCTTCTAAAATATTCATTTTTCTATATGCCAATGAAAATAATGGTTCTATTCCACTAGAAGTATCAGCAAACATAGATATAGTTCCAGTAGGTGCGACTGTTAAACGACAAGCATTTCTATATTTTTCGTTTTCACCATAATCACTTTTATCCCATGCAGGAAAAGTACCCCGTTCTTCAGCTAATTTTAATGAAGTTTTATCTGAAACCTCTCTAATAAACTTCATTATTTTACTACCTACTCTTGTTCCTTCTTCAGAATTATAAGGTATGCGAAGTTGAACTAGTAAATCTGCAAATCCCATTACACCTAAACCAATTTTACGTGTAGCTTTAGTCATCTTCTCGATTTCTGGTGTGGCATATTTATTAGCATCAACTACATTATCTAAAAATTTAGTTGCAAGTTTAACTGTATCGCCTAGTTCTTCCCATTTAATTTTAGGAACTCCCTCAGTATCTATAAAATTTGCAAGATTTATTGACCCTAAATTACATGATTCATTAGGTAATAAAGGTTGTTCACCACATGGATTAGTTGCTATCATTTCTCCGTATTCTTCTATAACATGATTATCATAATTCACATTATCCATAAAAATCATACCGGGCTCACCATTTCTCCACGCACCATATACTATTTTATTGAATACTTCTTGTGCATTCAAATATCCTGCAATAGAATTATCTTTTGGGTTAATCAAAGGGTAATCTAATCCAGCTTCTACAGCTTTCATAAACCTTGAATTTACTGCAACAGAAATATTAAAATTATGTATATCACCTTCAACTGATTTACAATCTATAAATTCTAAAATATCAGGGTGTTGAATATTCATAACAGCCATATTAGCACCATCCCGTTTTCCTCCCTGCGTAATCATAGAAGATACTCTTGATAATGTTTGTAATACTTGTATTGGACCACAAGCAACACCATGAGTAGTTTTTATTTTATCACCTTTAGGTCTTAACTCAGATAAAGCGAATCCTGTTCCTCCTCCGAATTTTTGAACCATAGCCACATCATGAGCTGTCTTCATAATATCTTCCATACTATCTTTAAGAGGTAGCACAAAACATGCAGACAAAGTTCCTTGTTCCGTACCAGCATTCATTAATGTTGGGGAATTTGGTACAAAATCTAATCTAGAAAGCATTTTAGAAAAATCTCTTTCTGTAAGTTGGATGTCAACCTTTGATTTTCCATATTCAATTTCAATAGAAGCAATAGCTTCAGAAACTCTTTTTATTAAACTGTCAGCAGTTTCTTGTGGATCACCAGACACATCCTTTAAATAATATCTTTTTTTTGCTACTGTCTCTGCTTGTGTTGAAAGTGCGATCATATATACTCCTTAATTTCCTCGATAATTACAATATAAACATAGTTTTCTTTTAGGGACCCAAAATGTAGGATTACACGCTTCATCAGTGCATGAGGGGTTTGGCGACTCCATGTTATTATTATACTTGTCTTGATCAAAATCAAGTAGTACATCAGGTTTATTTTTGTCTAAATTTCCAACATTTTTTAATGATGGGTCAACATCTGCAGCAATGTCCTGTAAATTAGCTACAGTCTGCATT